AGGTCTCCAATTAACCATGTGGGTCCTGAAAAGTTCGTTCTTTAAATGAGATCAAGAAGAGTGAACTCCAGTATATTATTCACATGTGCTGCTTTCCGTTTAACGCGACGGCTTGAGCTTAACTAACGTGTTTTGGGTTTTTATGTACACTATCAACTATCTTATTCCTGAGAATATTTAGTAAAAAGTTCAAATCCGGTAGGAAAGAACTTTCTAATATCTTTCTCAGAGAAACATGTAACTTGCGAAACTTTATTCACAAAAACTTCCAATAAAGAATTATAATCTTCAACACTCTCACTGTGGAAAAAGAGCTCCCTCAAAGAAGAAGCGCAAGTTTCTACGATTTGTGTATCAATGCTAACTTCTTTGGAAGGTAGTATGTAAACTAGACTCTTCATTATCGAGTCTCTATCTAACTGTGCTACATGACGTTTAATTATATGATTATATACAAATTTACGTTTAAGGAATGAAATCATCTCAACAGACACGAACTCACTGATTTGTTCATTCTTATCTGAAGTGGTAAACTCCATTCCATATACTTCATTGACAAAACGCGCATACGTAATGTTATTGAAATATTTCGCCAATGAAGGCTTCACTCCACACAACATATCATCTCCGTACGTAATTGGGAGAAGATACAACTGGAAGTCATCCAGTTTAAAACTTTGTGTTAGATTATGTGGGGAATCTGCACCGAGTGAGGTGCACATAATACCATAGGCATAATAGAGAAGAATAACTCCACGGAGAGAATTATCTTCTGCTGTAGCATACTTACCAGATGGTTGAAAACCAGGAGCGACAAAAATATTTCCTTCTAAACAAACAGATGGAAACAGATTGTCGCTTAAGATTCCTTGCGCTTTGTTGAGTGCATAAGAATTATATCCTAGCTCTCTCAACAAATAAATAACCACGCTGTTAGCCATAAGACCCACACCTGATGGCATACTAGTATCATAGCCTCCGTAGTCTCCTTCCATAACGTATGGTGAGAACTCTTTAAGAGACAGGTACATAGATTCTGCTTCAGAAGAATGCATATTTATACCAACTTTAGTATAAAATGAATCCCTATGCTCACACATGAGTGAATAAAGGGGCATCAAATACATTCGTTGAATAAGTGTTGAATCGTAAGAAGACATGGCAAAAACCCTTGTCTTACCTTCGACAACTTTTTCGTGTGATCGTGGCTCGTCTTTGAGTTGAGCGCCGACCAGAGTGTGCGCATTCTCTAATCTATCATACGCAATCATGGTCTCTAAAACCTGTTCCTTCACGACAAAATTAGGAACAACTGCGTCTTGCTTAAACTCAAGTATAGTTGGTAAGTTGTACTTACTTTTCTTGCCTGGTAACATAAAGCCGCCAGAAGTTCCATTTTTCATTGCACGTATGAAGAAATTTTCAGGGTAACCATTCTGTGCAACGTCCAAAGGATAAGGTGTCAAGGAAGTGACACCTCTTTTCCTGAGTCGAGCGAGTAACAGTTCGCTGAAAGAAGACACAACTGTGTCCATTGGGGAAAGAGGGAGATGATTTTTAATAACACCAACCTTCTTTATCCAGACGTTAGAAGGTGAAACAAAACGACCATTGACACGCTTGGAGCGCATCATAGGAGGCAAATATTTGAAGTTGCCACCTGTGGTATAAGGACTTACTCCACTTAAAATCTCTACATGAGGAAGAAGAGGGCTGACAACAAGTGTACTCTTTGGAGAAACATTGCTGTATGGTGATATAGAACCGACTATACGAAGTCCAGGGGTGCTCTCAAACAAAAGCGGACTCTTGCTGGTGGTGTCAGCAAGCTTAGTGGATCCAGGAAGGCGCATCAAACCTTCAGACATAATAGGAGATAAGCATGTGCTACTCTTTAGGAGATTAAGACCAAAAGAGAGGGAAGTTTTACTCACAATGGTTGAGAAACAAACAGTAGTTCCATTAATCGCAGCAGTGTGAATGCCAACGAAAATGGTTCTATTATTTAGAGTCAAAAGCAATGGAGTACCACATAAACCATCTCGGTGATTACCATAGTCATAAACCAAACCCTTCGTAAGGGTATAATTCTTTATAGGGTTATTCACATTAACGGTCTCTGTGAAATGACGAACACTTACTTTGCTTCCGTTGAAATAACCTGGAACCCCAACCTCAAAAGAAGGTAGATCAATGAGAAGAGAACGAATGTCCTTAAACATAACGCCAACAAGTCTAACGAGGATCAAGTCATCACCTATAGTGGTGGTATATCTCTCATCAAAAGTGTGACGGGTTATACCAACTGCCTTATCGGGTGACATGGAAATTTCAACATAAGTTTTATCTAGAAAGCAATGCTTATTTAGAAGCATGTAGTCTTCACACACCCCTACTCCAACAGAACAGGAGATCTTTTTGTCCTGTGAAACAACGTGAACATATCGCAAATTTTTGTTCACCATATTCACAACCTCTTCTGGTTTATTCAGAGTGGTTGAGTCGCTGACGACACGGGGTAGAAAGGATTCAACCTTATCATAGTCTTTATCCGCCTCACTTTTCTTTTTGGGCAAGGGGAAACTACATCCAGATTTCTCTTCAAATGAATGAAGAAAAGAATCAGCATTTTCTTCTGAAAATGTGTTGGTAGATTGAACGACCTCACTCTGTGAGATCGCATCTGAATAAACAACTTTCCAAATGCGAAGAATAAGTTTAAGAATTAGAAGGATGAACATGAAAACGAGTAAATCTGCCGTCCAACGGTAGAAGAAATCTTTAGTGCCACCAAGCTGCTTCTTGACTTTACGAGGTGCCCAGACACAAAGGGCCATAATAGTAGGGAACCAACCACCTGATTTTGCTTGATCAACCGTCCATTTAGCTTCATAGTATTCTAGATACCAACAAGTTAGTCTGTCTATCATATGATACCGCAATTTTTTATACCACGGGAAATCATGACAAAGACAAGAATTAGGAAGACAGTACTTTCCGGTGGAATAGACCAAATAAGCTGCAGGACAAGTTAGCAGAATATAAGTATGTGGAACGAAAACAAAAGAAAAACTCAAAGTGGTAGCAACGACTGCTTGCCACCATACTTGTTCTAAGCGATAAGGCTCATTAAGAATATGTTTTGGATTGAGTGAAACCTTATTTTCTAGTCTCTCGATATAATCTCGTGCACATTGTTTTCTGGTTTCAGATGAAGAGAAGAAATTATTCCAGTTGACAAAGTACTTGAAGAAAGACCAATACGAATGGGGTGCTTCGATTTGCTCCCTATACTGTTGCGGATGGTAAACATCACTTTCAGGAGATTGTTCTCTGAGGTGTAAAGGAACACCCCTGAGACTTGGCCAATCTTCATTGGCTGACTTTATGGATTGATGAGCTGCATTCAAATCAATTTTCATTTGAAGAGGATTCCCAGATTCAGAAACGGCTTGAAAATTTCGAGTAGTTTCTACTAATCTAGTGAAACGATAAAGCATCTCATAGTCCAGAGGTCGAGGAGGTTCATTACTCTCGTATGCAGTAACCATTTCTTCAAATGCAATGCTACTAGGATAAAGATGAGAGTGTTCCCTGACAAAATGAACAAACTTAGAAATAAAAATCTTAGTATGCTTGACACTCAACCAGTCTCCTCGCTCACGACAGAATTGTAACCACCTCTCACAATCTATATGTTCATCATACATAAAGTCAGAGGTTAATCCCTCATGACCAGTAAGCCAAGCAGACTGGCTTCTAACAGACATGGAACTTCCACGACTGCTCAAAGAACCTGAAAGAAGACTATCGGGCATTGTATGGACATCGCGTTCTCTAAGATACTTATCAACTTCCTCTGAAACAGCACTTTTATACTTGTTCTGTTCAACTCCATGTTGAAGAACACGGTCGAAAAAG